ACTTAAGGGGGGCACAATTATGAGAAGAGCTCCGTTAGCGCCTAGTAACCAAGGACAAGCTATACGAGGGCAACACCCTACATTCTTAGTAGTTGATGAGTCTCCACTCATCGACGATAAATTATTCATTGACAATGTAGAGCCTGCTATTGTATCGAACAAAGCACCATTTATAAATCTTGGTACACCTAAATCTAAAGATAATCACATGTGGAGATATTTATATGATGATAATTATGCAGATACTTTCACTAGATTACATTATACATGGCGTGATGCTGTAAAGAAAGGGGAGGCATATTCAGCACCTTACACTGAAGAAGAAATGTTAGATAAGATGATGGAGTGGGGAGAAGAATCTATCTACTGGAGGACAGAGTATGAATGTGAGTTTGTAGAGTCTGTAGCGAATATATTTAGTCCAGAAAAAATTAAAAGGTGTTATGATGATTACGAACTTATTAGACTGGATGGGGATGGATTCAAGAGAGGAGGCAACATTACTGTTGGTGTTGACATTGGTAAATCTGTTAACTCTACTGTTATTAGTGCATGGTCTCTTGATAAATCTGACACAGAAAATATTGCTAGACTTGTCTATCTTGAAGAAATTAATGCTAGAACAGGTGGACATGATATACCATATCAACGTCAACGTATTATGGACGTTACCAATGAGCTTGGCGCTAGCAGGCTTATTGTGGATTGTACTGGAATTGGTGGTGCGGTCGAACAAGACTTACGATTAGCTTGTTTAGATTCTGGTGTGCACTTTGTACCATTCGTTTTTACAGGTGGCCCAAAAGGAACTAAAACACAAATGTATAGAGATTTCGTTTCTTATATACAACAAAATAGAGTCAAAGTACCTAATCCTGAAAATCTAGAACCAGATATGGCTAAATTGATACACAAGTGGACAAAAGAACATATAGAATTAGAATATACAATGGATGCTGCAAATAAAACAGAAAAGATAGCAGCACCAAGTGGTAAACATGATGATTATTGTGATAGTTCTGCTATGGGAATACATGCAACTTTGAGTATGTTACCTATGTCTGGTAACTTTGGACAATCAATAGTTTCACGTCCTATAAACAAAAACATGCCTAATAGAGGAAATCATTCAAATTCACCACTTTTTACTACTTCTAGAAGAAAAGTTACACTAAACAAGCAATCTTTAAGGGGATTGTGACAAAAACTTTATATACTCATTAAAGTTAATTATAAATAGCCATGTCGTTTATAGATAATATTAGACGTCGGTTTGCTGTAACAGGCAGCAATCCTGCGTACAAAGAAGACGACCCACGAAGTTACGGTGCGGGTGTAATCCAAAGACTCAAGATTAATCGAGGTTTTGGTGGACAAGACAAAGATTACGAGCCACACATAGGTAAAAATAGAACATATATGAATATATATCTATCAGACCCTATTGTTCGTACTTTGATTGACTTGCCGTGCTTATACGCTGTAAAAGATAATTTTGATATAGTTACAGCTAATGACGACGTAAGGGAAGAAGTAGAAGAAATGTTCCGCGATATAAATATAGAACATATATTATATGGTTGGGTAAGAAATGCACGTATTTTTGGTACAGGTTACTTAGAGTGGACAGGAGACAATTTAGTTCTTAGGTCTAGTCAAAACATGTATGTAAAGAGAAATGAGCACGGACAAATTATGTACTACTATCAAAAAGTAGGAGATGATGAAGAAAGTGTTCGATTTGAAGAAGATGAGATAATAGAATTGAAGAATAATCAATTCGATGACTTTGCATACGGATTATCTGACATACACCCTATTATATATTTAGTTGATTTGAAAGACTATGCAGAAAGAGATATAGGTGCTGCCCTTAACAAATATGCTTCAAGTAGATTTGATGTAAGTGCAGGATTACCTGATATGCCTTATGGTCCAGATAAAATTAATGAGATAGTAGAAGCATTTAATACTTTAGCCCCCGGTGAAGATATTATCCACGGTAACGACATAGTTATAAAAGAACTACAAGGTTCACAAAGAGCATTTGAATACGGTAAATATACTGATGACATTTTAGATAAAATACACGTAGCTCTTAAAACACCTAGAACCATGTGGACAGACCCAGAAAAAGCACGACCTATTTTTGAACCATACGTAAGATATTTACAAACAATGATAGAAGGTGCATTGAACTCACAACTTATGCCTCAGTTAGAAAAAGGTGAAGCTAAGTTTAAGTTCAGACAAATTAACGTTGACGACGCATTTACAAAAGCTAAGACTGATATGATTTACTTATCAGAAGGTGTACTATCACCCGGAGAAGTAAGAGAAGAACGTGGTCTTAATGCTGAAGGAGTAGCCACATTAGATATGGAGACTTCAGAAGACATTAAGGCTTCACCTATTAGTCAAGAGCAAACGGATAGAAATGTAAATATAACTGGCGGAAAGGACACAGATAAACGTGAAGAATCTGCTAGAGCACAAAATAGGGGCAACCAGCCCTCCGCAAACGCAACAGGAGATAGAGCATGACATTTGAAAAATGTATGATACAAACTAAATCAAACCTGAAGAAACGTGGTTTTGAGAATCACGAAGAGATAGCAGCTGGCATGTGTAGCATGTGGGCTGAGGAAAATGGTGTTGAGCGGGAATTTGCAGAGGGTAAGTCTACAGAACCTACACGCAGAACATTTGCGTTATCAATGGGTGAAGAAGATAATATTAAATTTTCCAGTGATGAGGGAATAGACTCTGTAGAGTTTCCTGTAATCGCTATTACTTCCGGACCTCATGAATATGAGGTAGATGGAGAACAACATAAAGTTTATATTGAAGGAGGTATGTTGAAGGACAACCTAGAAAAGTTCTCAGAACTCCCGATTTATATTGACCATCAAAGAACAGCTGAGGACTTAATCGGCATGGCAACGAAACCTGAGCTAATCAAGATGGATAATGGAAAGACTGCAGTTCAGATGCTGGCAACAGTATCTAATCAATATGGCCGCGGTCAAGAAGTGATGGACAAAGTCAAGGACGGGGACATGACTCACGTTAGTATCGATTGGTTTTCAAACGATATAGATGTGATGGGTGACACATACGCCACCAACATTCGTCCCACAGAGGTAAGTTTCATTGACAATGAAAAAATGGACCCCGTCTGTAAAGAGTGTACAATAGAAGAAGGAAAGGAATGTGACGCACAAGTGTCTAAAGACGACCACGACTGTGGTTGTGGTGGTGAAGAAGAAGCATGTGCATGTGAAGACGGGAAAACAGAGGTAGAAGTTATGTCAGAAGAGACAAAAGAAACAACTGTAAAATCCGAGGCAGAGAACATTGTCGAACGCGAGTTCGCTTCTCTACGTTCACAACTTGAAGAAGTTGAAGCTTCAAAAGCTGAAATCGAAGCTGAGTTCAAGAAGGCTATGAAAGAATTAGAAACCTTCAAGAAAGCAGAGGAAGAGAGATTAGCTGCAGAAGCAGAAGCTAAGAAGTTAGAAACTGTAGAAGCAATTATATCCAGAGAAATCTTATTCGGTTCTATCGAAGAAGATAAGAAGGATGCTCGTGTAGAGGAACTCTCTGCATGGGATGAGTCCAGATTGACTGGATTCAGTGACGCTCTAGCAGCAATGCCAGAGCCAAGCAACGATGTCGAAAGGTCTTTCGGTAAAGGAAAAACAGCCGAAGAGGGTGAAGTTCCAGAAACCAAAAGAGAATTCGGTATGAAAATGGTAAAGGGTAGAATTACATTAGACCCTTCATACTATAAGGAGAAATAAATATGGCAACAGAAATTTTGATTAATGACGGAGGAGCTCCAGCACGTATATTACCATATACAACTGTTGAAGCTGTATCTGCAGGAGATGCATGTTCATTGGATACCAATGGACTTCTCCAAAAAGCAAACAGTGGTGACACTGGTTTCGATTTCGCATATGTTGGAATAGCATTGACCGATGCTGCAGCCGGTGCTGTAGCTTCAGTCGTTACTGGTGTAGGAGTAGTTCTAAACATCAACTGTGCAGATTTAGGAGCAGGTGTTGCTTTAATGATGAGTAGCACAGATGGTCGATTGACCACGGCAGATAATGGTGCAGGTTCACCAAAATGTCAAGCTATAACATTAGAAAACAACGCAGCAGCAGGATTGACGAAATGTCAAACACTCTAAGGTGATTTAAATGGTAGACGCAACTCCCGGTATATTAACAACACTAAACACAGGGTCTGTTGACGGTGGTGTAGGTGAAAGAGTACTTATTGACTACAAAGAAGCTATTATGGACTACAAAGTCGCAGAGCTTCCAGTCATGTCTTTCTTCGCTGAACCAATGACAACCGACACTGGTGGTAATATTGATATTACTCTAGCAAAGCCTTCCATGAAAATGGAAGTAATAAACGAAGGAACAACTCCTGAATACCAACACACAAAGCTACGCTCCGAGCGTGTCTCTGTGAAAGAATGGGGTATTGCAGTAGGTGTTACCCGAAGAATGATTGAAGATTCAAGATTCAACGAAGTAGAAATGGCTTTGAATGAAGCCCGCAGAGCTGTAGACAGACACATGACTGACCACATTGTTCAAGTCATTTTCGGTGCTAACGCAGCAAACACAGACTTCGGAACAATCGCAATCGATGAATCAACCGCAGAAAGTGCAATTACAAACTTCACTAACAACCCACAATCTGGGTTCTATGGAGCAAGTATGTCAGCAGATGACATTGACGCATCAACTTCACGTTTGGATTCATACGGTAACGAATCATCAACAAGATTGATTAGGAACTCATACGTCAGAGCTGCTGGTGACACTGCAGGAGACTTAGCTCTCTCAGATATCACTGAAGCTATTGACAGAATCGCAACACGTGGATACAACGCAACACACTTGTTCATCTCCCCAGCTCACTACAAGTCTCTATTAGACCTAGGTGACTTCGTAACTGCTTTCACAGCAGCACAAGGAGAAGCAGGTGGTGCAGCTAACCCAACACAAGCCGCTATGATGCCCGGAAGCCCTGTAAACAACACAGCTTCAACCGGTGTCGTCGGTTCTATATATGGATTAACTGTAGTTGTTAACGCATATGTTCCATCAACAAGATTTGGTACTTTCGACCTTTCAACCAAACCTATGGTTTACGTAGAAAGAAGACCACTCACTGTAGAAGAAGCCAATCCCGGATTCGGTATTGTCGGTTCCTACATGTCTATGAGATACGGTCTAAAAATTATCAGACCTGAAGTTGGAATAATTTCAATTAACGGAACTTCTGGTTAAGTTTAGTTGATTAGCCTTCGGAGAGCTGGCGAGGAAATGCTCTCCACTTACATTTTCAACACAATATTTAAATAGTGCAACGGAGTATATTTAATAGCTATGGCAAGATACACTAAGGTATTAAAAAGTTTAGCCCACAACGCAGTGGGTGATAGACGCATTCAAGCAGCAGCACCAGCTGGAAACAATTATTATGTTACTGGGGCAACATTAGGCGGCGCACCTAATTATACCCTTACTTTAGCCCGTAACGGTGGGCTATCAGATGTTACCGTTAATTTATCAGCTTTAGCAGCACAAGCAAGCCCCGGTGGTTCTGATACACAAGTACAATATAACAATGGTGGTGCCTTTGCTGGTAACTCAGGTTTTACATACAATGGCACAAATGTGACCATGACTAGTAATTTACTTCTTGGTAGCAATCTTGTACACAACGGAGATACAGATACTTATTTAGGTTTTGAAACTGACAATGTTAGATTTTACGCTGGCAACACAAACACTATGAATATTAAAGCTGGTGGTGTTGGTATAGGTACAAATACAATCAATTATCCTTTAGAAGTACAACAAGGAACTGCCACTTATGGAATATATATGCCTAACTCTAATTCTAGAGGTATAAGCTTTGGAGATACTAGTAATAATGGTACAGGGTATGGTAGAATACAAGGTATAGGTGGAAGTCTTTTCTTAGGCTCATCACAAGTATATACATCATTTATTCCTGTTGCTGATGTAAATGCTACTTTAGGTAATGTTTCTAGAAGATGGTCTTATTTCTTTACAAGGTTTGGACAAGTAGGATATGATACATCTACAACATCAACTGCTCAATTCGGTGTTAGTGGAGCATCAGATAAAGTACCATTAGAGGTTTACGCTTATGATACAACTACACCAGCTATACACGTTACATCAGGTAGTCTAGTAGGTATAGGTACAGCTACACCTTCTCAGGTATTAGACGTTGTTACTGGTGATGGAATTGCTGTTAGACGTGAAAACTCTGATAGTGCAATTTATGGTCCAAGTATATACATTCAAAGAAAAAGAGCTACTGGTGGAGATTTATCTTCAGGAGATTTGATAGGTAACCTTACTTTCCAACCTTACAAAGGAGACTATGATAATAGGGCAGCTACAATTAGTGCAGCTATAGAAGGAACAGTAGGAACAGATATAACGCCCGGAAGATTAATGTTTTCAACAACGGC